GAACTTGGCATTGCGGCCGAAGGTACTGCCCCGCGTTTCTGCCAGCTCGATGGGGTCGCCCTCTTCACCTACATCGACCTCCCACCGGTCGATCTCATCGCCGTACACGTAGCGCGCCGACAGCTCGGCTAAGTTGGCCGCAGAACCGGCGGTGGTGACGTACAGCGAACCGCCCTCGAACTCCTTGGTGTCCATAGTGTTGCGCGAGTCCCGCGAGCGGCTCGCCGCCACACGTTCGCGCAGCACCGGGGTGGCCTTGATAGTCTTGCCGATCCGCGACGACACCCGCTTTGCCAGACCCAGGCTTGGCAGCAGCGTGAGGATGTTCGACGGCACCATGTGGATCAACGCGCCGATCCAGTTCAAGGCGATCTGAGTTTTCATCAACTGCGAGGCAACCATGGTGACCACACGCTTGCACGGGTGAGCCGGTGACAGGCAACGCATTGGCTCGCGTGCGTAAGGCGTTCGCACAGTGCGATATTTCCCTGGCTCGGCGGCGCCTGTATCACGCGGGATGCGCATGTACTCGTCGGCCCACACGTCCACCCAGAGGCTGGGGTCTGGACGCAGCCCACGGAAATACGCCTCACGGTACACCTCAGCGCCGTCAGGTTTTTCCGTATGCATGGGTTAACTCGTAGTGATCAGATCGCGTTCAAGGTCAGCCGAAGACATGCGCTCGGCCTCTTCCAGGGACAGCCGCAGCGCCTTGGTCAGGTGCTGTTCAATCTCCCAAGGGTCGGACATCGCCGCCAGTTCTGGTGCCAATTGCGGGGGCATGCTGAGCAACTGATCGCGCAGCATGCGTCCGGCGTTGTAGGCCCCGGTGGTGACCGCCTTCATATCCACCAGCGAGCCCTGAACCTTGTGAAACTCGGCTTCGGCCAGCTGGGCCAGGTAGTACTCGCGGTGTGCGCGAGCCTTCTGGAAGTCGGGTTGCTCGCTCTTCGCGCCAGCAGGCTGCGGCGGCGCAGCCGTGTTAGTCGGCTCGACCATGGGGGACAGTTGGCTGTAAACGTCACGCTGGAGCCGGTCTTGTTGGTGTCGAGCTGCGACAGCGGCCTTGCTGGGGTCGGCGGTTTCGAGGATGAGTGCTTCGGTTGCCAGCACGTCGACCTTCTTGCCATCTGGCGAAAGTACCAGGCGGTTGTTGTTTTTCAGCCAGGTGATGTAGCTCGGCGTCCTGCCGATGCGAACCGCGAAAGCGCTTTTAGACAGGAACAGTGGATCCGTCATAAGCCCTCCTTTTCAACGGCTTTTCAATGGAAACCTTTCAATTCAATGGATTGAATTTCAGTAAGCTGGCAGCCCTGCCGCTAACGCTTTCCCGCGGGTTTCATGCCCCGTGTCTCTCGAATGCCGCCAGGGTCCCCGGCGACTTTCGGTGCACCATTGTGATGCGAGCCACCACAAGCCACGTATTCCGTGGCCTCCAGCGCATCACGCCTGACCGCTGCCCGAAGGCGGCACATCGCACACGCCCAACCGCTTGGCGGCCCAGCGTTCATACAGCCCGATGGCGACATCGGCGCCGGCCATCGCGGTGAGGCATCCAATACTCCCTGCCGCCAGAACCGACATGCCCGAAGCGTGCAGCAACATCATGGTGGAAAGCCCGCAGACCACGCAGGCCCCGGACCGAAGGAGCAAGCGGCGTATCAAGGACCAGCCGCTTACCCCCGCTTTGTCGGCGCGCCATGCCTCGCCGGATATGCCGCCGACCAAGGACAGTACGATCACCATCCAGATCGGCATATCAATAAGCGCTTGCTGCTCGTTCGTCATCGCCCTACCCCATAAACGCAAAAACCCGGCGCAGTGGCCGGGTTCAGTGTGGTGGTGTGTCCCGCTGCTTGCGGTCGCACCTATCGAAGATGGGTACTTTTTACAGGTGGATTCCGGTGGCAGCAAGGGAGTTTTAATGCCATGGCGCAATACGGGTGCAATACAGGTATGACGCAGGTGCAACGCAGGGATAACGCACTCAATCGGCTATCGCTTCTGGTGCCCTGTCTTACTTGTCCCACTATTCTGGATCGAAGTAGGACAGCTAAAGGCGCCTAAATACGGGGCTCTGCCCTACTGTCCTACCTTTTTTACTTTTCTCTTGTGTATAGAGAGAAAGTTAAAAGCACGCGTGCGCGCCATGGGCGCGACTACGTGCCCGCTATGCTCATGTGTGCGTGGGGCGGGTAAAGGTTGGACAGTAGGACAGCCCAGCAACGGCGCGGCCTGCACCTGTCCAACTGCGCCAAATGGCAGTCGGACAGAGCAGGACAGTAGGACAGAGGCACGCGGAGTGATGCCGAGGATCATGCAGCCTTCCCCATCAGCATCCCTGCGATGTGCAGGTGTGCCTCATGGAGCCGCTGGTAATAGGTATCCCGACTGCATCCGCAGTGGGTGTACTTCTGCGACAGGAAGCTTTCGTGGTTGCAGTAGTGCTCGCGTACGACAAGCGACAGCTGCGGCGGCAAGTGCTTGTTGACGATCAGCTCAATGTCGGCCGATTCATCCAGCAGCACCCGACTACCCCGCGTGCCACGTATCAACTCTCCTTTGCACTCCATCAGCATGGCGATCATGTTGCCGCCACTCGGCCCGCCAGAACCGTCCGGCACAGGCGAATGCAGATCCTGCGCCCAGAGTTTGAGCATTTCGTCGATTCGCTTAATCATCGAAGCAAGGCTCCTCGATCACCGCCTGCTGCAACGCAGACGCACGCCCCCAGCCCGCAGGCTTTTCATAGGCCCATGGGCGCACCCCGCTTTTTGGCAGCGCGGGCATACGCCGCTTGCGCCATCCCAACCGGTGCATGATCGCCCCAACCCGCATCTGCTCTGGCTTGCCCCAATGTCCGAAGTCCAGCTTCAGCGCCTGGGTCAGGATCTCGTTGCCGGTAGCGGTCTCCCCGATCTGCGACTCTTCCATCCAGGCCAGGATTGGCCCCTCCCATTCATCCACCACAAAGCGCTCGTCTTGAGCCTCGGCGAACATCTTGGATTCGTCCTTGTTCACCCACCAGATATCGCCCGCCTCAAAGCAAAACAGCGCCTCGGCCCACAGCTGATCGCGGATCTCGCGCAGTTGCTCCAGATCGACCTTGTTGCAGAACACCGGCCAGTAACGACGGTTGCCCGTGGCGTCCTTGAGGTACTCCTCTTGGTTGGTGGTGCCCACGAAAACACACTGGCGTGGCACGTCATTCGTTCTGCGGCCGTAGCTCTCTCGGTAGGTATCGGTCGAAGCAGAGAAGAACTGTTTGGCCTTGGTGCTTTCCGCCTTGTTGAAGCTGTCCAGCTCGCCCAGCTCGACGATCCATTTGCCGCGAATCGCCTGGAAGCTGTCCTTATCACCGAGGGCAAAGGGCGTGTCCATGAACCACTCGCCGCCGAGGACGCCCATAGCCGTGGACTTACCGGCGCCCTGCCCGCCTTCAAGGATCATCACAGAGTCGGCCTTGCAGCCTGGGCGCATCACACGGGCAACCGCTGAGATGAGCCAGCGCTTACCGACCTTGGCCGAGTACTCACTGGCCTGGACGCCCAGCACGTCGGTCAGCCAGGTTTCAATGCGTGGCACGCGATCCCATTCCAGCTTCTCCAGGTACTCACGCACCGGGTGGAAGGCGTGGTCGTGGGCAACCACGCTGACCGCCTCGATCACATGGGAGGCTTTGACCCGCAGGTTGTATTGCTGCGCGAGCCACTTCATCACTCGCATGTCGTCGATGTCTGCCCAGTCACCAGCACCGCCGCCGAAGGGCGCAGACCGCAGCTTAACGATCTTGGAGCTGAACACGCTGTAGCCGATGACACCGGCCCAGCGTTCGTCATTGCCCAGGATCAGCTCGACGTTTTGCATGTGCGCAATGAGGGAGCCGTTTTCGGTGCGGGCCAGTTGGTCTTTCCAACCACCTGCTGCAGGAGGCTTGACCACCGCGAGCACCTGGCGGCGTACGGCCTCCAACCCCTCGGCGACGTGCAGGTCGTTGAAGTCGGTCCACTTGATCTCCCGCCCGCCGGAGAACACAGGGGCGACGACTTGACCGCCGACAACCAACGCGGCGTTGTTGGCTTTCTCTTCGCCTGGGTTCCAAGGGTCACCGTTGGGGCGCTTGGTTTTCCAGTCGTCATCGCGACAGATGATCAGCGGGCAGCCGGGAAAGCGCTCGCGCATGGCCTTGGAGACCGGCAGCAGATTGCCCGCGTCGAAGGCAATGGCGACAGTGAGCGAAGTCGCCATGTGCAGGCTTGCACCCGTAGCGTAGCCCTCACACACCAGCACCGGTTCGCCGGGCTCTGGGTGAGGGCCGATCAGGTGGAAAGCGCCCTCTTTTGACATACCGTGCGGCCAGTACTGCTTATCCCGACCGGTGTCTTCTTGCTTGACCGGGAAGATCACCTGCAGGCCGACGATCTGGTCACGGACGTTGAACATGGGCACCAAAAATGCGCCAGTACGTGGCGCATAGCGAACCTTGAAGCCAACGATCTGCTTTCGATCCAGATAGGCGCTCTTGCCCTTTTCGGGCATGCGCTTGAACAGGCCGGCAGCACGGTTGGCCGCTCGACGTGATGCGTTGGCTGCAATCTCAGCGGCCTTACGCTTCGCATCTTCCTGGCGAGCGCGCATGACTTCGCGCTCCTCGGGGCTCATACGTCCGGGTTTAACCTTGATCTTCTGGGTATCGCCAGAGCGCCAGTCACCGAAGCTGCCGAAGATCAGCGTCTCGTTTTTTTCGGTGCGGTGTTCATGGATGACGTACCAGCCGTTTTTTTCTTTGCCTTTGTCCTGGGTGGTTTTGCAGCGGGTGAGTTTGCCGAATACCAAGGGTTGAGCGGGCTCTAGACCATAGTCCGCGAACTGATTGATCACATCATCGAGCATAACGGGTAGCCCTCTGATCATCGACGGTCTTGCACTCAATGCAGAGCGTGCAACCGGGCTGTGCCAAACGACGGGCCTCTGGGATAGGGCCGTCGCATTCTTCACAGAACATCAGGGAATGCTGAGCAGTGTTGGACATCAGCGCCAGGCGTGCAGCGACGGCCTGATCGATGCGCTCTTGCACCAGGTCATTTGCGAAGTCAGCGATATCAGCCACGTTCCACCCCACAAGTCGTCTGGTTGACGTAGCGGGCGCGGTTGTACATGCCCAACAACCCCTGAATGCCTCGAAACACCAACTGGCGTATCTCAGCCAGCTCACGGTCATCGACCTTGCCATCGCCAATGTGCTTGGCCCAGGTTTCGGACAAATCGGCGACCTGCCGAAAAAACATGGCGATACCCGTGGTCAGGGTCTCAGGCATGTCATTGGTGTACGCCTCAGCCAGTTCCTGCCAGATCGTGTCGCTGACAAGGGCATGCACCGCATCGAGAATGCGGCGATCCTTGGTCAGTTCGAGGATCTCGCCGAACTCCTGAATGTTGACGGTGTGCGAGGGATGGGTGGGAGACAACTTGTGCTGCAGCGTGGTGGCATTGCGGCCGGTGGTGGCGGCGATTGCTGCGGCACCGCCGGGATAGTCCCGTGCGGCGTGGTACAGGGCTAATTCGAGCGTCAGTACTTCCTTTTGCGCTCGATCAACACAGCTTAAAGCTACTCGGCTCATGGCATTAATCCTACTAAGTTGCCAGTGCCCCGCGACGTGTAGTGGTGATACATTTGCCGCGTGGCTTGAAAGGGCCCAAACGCCGGCAAGATCTAGGGATCGAAACCGGCACCGTGCCGAGGCGAACAATCCGTTGCTCACCTCTGGCGCAACAGCTGCCTAATCTGTGGTGGAAAAGGCAGCAACCCAAGACATCCGTGTCTTGGCAGCGCGATAAAGGGAGGTGGTTTGCATGTGGTGTGCCCTCCTACCTTCGTCGCGACCCGACAGCACTGTGGTGGTGTGTGCCGGGAGGAACTGGGCGGCCATACGGCCGCCCTTTTTCTAAGCAACGTCGTTTATTGCGGTTGCTTCGGTAATACCGAAGTGTTCAAGGACCTCTGCGAGCGAAACGCTGCCTTGACTCTCTTGCGCTAATGCTTTGATTAGAGAAACGCTAGGATCCTTGCTCGCATACTTCACGTGGAGACGGAGGTAACTCACCGCAATGCCGCAACGGACGGCGTAATCTGATAGTGCACCTGGCTCTAAATTGCTTATGTAGTGGCGTAGCTGCATTCGATATACCTCAAACCAAAAGTTAACCTACAGGGTTGTTTTTTACAATACCAAAAAGGAAATTCACCGTAAAGGTTAATCAGGCGACAATCGCTGCATGAAAATTTCAGAAACACGCCTCCAAAATTTCCGACGCGTCTTAGCTGAGCGTAAGCTGAGATTGACAGATGTTGCTGATCGCCTAGGCAAGGCACCAGCGCAGGTAAGCGCGTTCGGAGGAAAAAACCCTACCAAAGGCATTGGCGACCAAATTGCTCGCGAGATAGAGAAGGCATTGCACCTTCACAACGGATATCTCGACATGCCCTACGGCCTTGGTGAATTCAATAACGCAACGCTATTGAGCCATACGGGGCGTAAATTGCCGGTTATAGGATCGATTGCCGCTGGAGCTTGGTGTGAACACCACGGAAGCTTTGATCCAAGAGATGCTGAAGAATGGATAGATGCGCCAGGTCCCGTTGGGCCACGAGCATTCATTCTTCGCGTTGAAGGCATAAGCATGGAGCCCAAATTTATGGAGGGCGACAAAATAGTCATTGATCCCTCTCTGGAGGCGCTGCCTGGGCACTTTGTAGCGGCTAAAAGATCTAGTGATCAAGCAGCAACTCTAAAGCAGCTTAAGCAAGAAGGAAACGAACAATACCTCTTTGCGTTGAATCCAGATTGGCCTGAGAGGATTATCAGAATGTCAGAAGACTGGAGCATCTGTGGCAGAGCTCGCTGGAAAATTTCAGATTTGTAGGATAAACAAGTGGCCGTAAAAACGGCCACATCTTCAGAATGGGAACTAGACTTTTATCATCCTTTCCAAAGAGTCAACAAGTGCATCAATAGAATTACGCTTATGTGGGGATAGTGCCTCTCCTGGATTTTTTTCAATGGCGCCAGCGACTACACTCTTCACTTTCTTCGAAACAGTGTCGTTCCACGGCTTACCCTGCTCCATAAAAGTGGACCTCATCCTATCTGACCATTTATTAGATCCTCGAAACCCCTTACCTTTTAGCTCCACTCCAAACGAATCTAAAACTGCATCTTTGTAGACATCCGCCAGAATACAGTCTTCAAACTCCGAATTATTCATACCCAGGCATGTCACAAATGTGCAGCTTTGAATTGATACCAGAGAATCTTTTTGTGCTTTATCAAAAGCCAAACGTCCTGACTCATCATTATCCAGTAGCGAATGCGTGTAACACAAAGAAGTTCTAAGCAGTGATAGCTTATAAGAAAGGTTACCTGCGCCTCCGATCGGCTCAATTACCAAACTGTTATTTTTGATTGCTCGGCCGATCTTCTCACTTAGCATTGGAAGCAACGCCTTCAAGGCAACAACATCTTCCTCACCTTCAACTACCAAAGCAAAGTTTGCATTGGTCAAGTTATCAGATGCCTTGATCCCCAAGAGATCTCTAATTGCAGCAACACTTTTGGCAGCGCTTGCTTTCCCATCGTTAACTACAATATTCGATTTAATATTAGACCGATCAACAAATAATGGATTGTGCGTTGTAATAATGACTTGATTCTCTTCAGCTAACGACTTGATGATATCAACCAGCTGGTGAATCGCGCCCGGGTGGAGGTGCGATTCAGGCTCCTCGATAGCGATAATCGAAGCTCCAGCTCTACGATGCATATTTTTTAAGATACCTAAAGCTGCTAAGCTTTTAACCCCATCCCCCTTGTAAGCAATATTTGTAGGAGTACCATCATCAATAATAACGGAAAAGTCCCGACGTAGCCCTACACGCCTACTCGTTTCAGGGATTTCGATTTTCACATTTTTAATGCTAGGCAAAAACTCTGCCAGTGGAACCTGCAATCTCGCTGCAAGACCATCCAAAATAGGTTCCTGCAACTTGGTAATCACCGCAAGGGCATCTTGATATTCTTGTTCATTTTCCAGCACTCGCAGTTCGGAGGAAAGCATCCGACTAATAACCTCAAGCGCCTCTGCATCAGTCCTAATTGCCGGAATATAATTAAAATGAATTCTCCGCCCCACAAAATCTGCGATCTTCCCAGACTTATCAGAAAGCGCCCGTGTATTTTTCCCTGGCTTCCTAAGCTTAATGTCGGTTCTGTTATCGCTACCAACACGCAGCTCAAGAGGTAAAGAACCATTCAAGCTCGAACCCATTTCCTTTTTGAACTGAGCAATTTCCTCATCGTCCAACAGAAATTCTAGCTTGAATATAGTTTGAGAAACGCCCTTCCTCTCCTGCAACTGAATTGGAAAATCACGCTTCCAGCTGTAAGCTTCACTATCTGACCTTCCTACACGCAAGTTTCTTCTTTCGCTAAAGGCATGAAACTGAAGCAACTCCATTGAAACTTGCAACGCCTTGAGCAAGTTAGACTTCCCCTCGTTATTTTTCCCTATTAGCACAGTAGTATCAGAAATAGCAATCTTGTGCGCAGAAGTAATGCTACGAAAATTAGTTACAGAAAAATTTACTAATCTCACTGAAATGCTCCATCCATGTTTAAAATATAAATCTGCCCAGGCTAACGTGTGAAACTACTGACTCAATTGTGAAAAGTCCAATAGCCTTTTGATATCACTCGGCAGCCAACAAGCCTAGATAAACCAAAAAGGTTATTTTTCTTGCAAAGGTTTACCTTTGGGGTTAATTTTTCCTCACTCTCCACCACAGAGCGAGGCAACACCATGCACACCACAGCCACGTTGCACGTCCATCCGGCCGCTGCGAACCCTTCCCGCATCTTTGAAATCCGCCGCCTGGCGCAAGACCTCGGCTGCACATTCATCCCGTCCAAACCTAAGCCGAAAGAACGCAACGCGCCCTGCCCGTTCAATCCAAACGGCGGAGGGCACGCGGCATGAGCAAGTACAAACTCGACAACCGTACCCTGACCTTACTCAAGGCCCAGGTAAACCTAACCGAAACCTTCAACCACCTGCTGCGTGCCGAAGTTCAGCGTGAGGCCCTAGCCTTCCGCCTGAAAGTTGAGCGCCGCAAAGCCGACACTCACTTCACTGTTGAACTGGGAAGCGAACGCCACACGCTGACCCTGACCAACAGCAAGAAGATGCACCTTAAGCTTGCGGACTTCATCGAGGAAATCATAAACGGGCCAGCCAGTCCAAGCGATCCGTCGTCTGTGCCACACGCAGACCGCCGCTACGGCGTGTTCGAGATTGAACACAAGCAGCGCGTGTTCGACCTGGTGAAAACCGGCGGCGCGCTGAGCCTCGACATGGGTTTTGAGCAACTTATCAACCTGGCAATCCATCGCAACAAAACCCGCACGGGCATCACCACCATCATGAGCATCGGCGTCAAGAAGCCATTCAGCAAGTGCTTTACGGTGTGCGGTAGTGACGTGGAGATTTACTCCATGGTGGCCGAATCCATCACTCACTTGGCAGCCGTGGCGACTCCCGCCGCGCATGCAGCCTAGGAGGGCGAAATGGAACGTAGCCTGGATAAAGCCGCCAAGTACTTCGGCCTCACCCGCCCCAAACTGATCGCGCTGATGCGTGACAAGGGCTTGCTCACCGACCGCAACCTCCCGGCGTTCCCTGTACGTGACCGGGAATACCTGCGGATCAAGAACGGCAACTGGTACCACGAGACGGCCGGAATGCAATACAGCCAGTCGACGAAGGTCCGGCAAGCCGGTATGCCCTGGCTGGCAAGTCAGCTGGGCCTCGAACTACCAGCCATCCCGGCAGATAACCGTGACGTGGCCTAGGGAGTACGCCCGCCAGATCGTCGCCATGCACACACGCGAGGAGCGCAACGCTGCGCTCCTCGAAGTGCCGGAGCATCTGCGCGAGCTGACCAAACACCACTGCCTAAATGCCTGGAACCACCCTTCACGACTCAAACGCAAGGAGGCCGCAGCCCATGAGCAAGACCAACCAGACTCCGCTAAGACTGCAACCCGCGCCGGATAGCGCCACCGTTGAGATGCTGCACCAACTCTTCGGCGACGTGCTTATCCCCCTGGAAAAGCTGCGCGTGCATTACTTCAAAAACCTCAACGAAAAGACCTTCACCGAGGCGATCGCCAACGGGCGCATTCAGCTGCCGGTGACCACCCTGGACCACAGCGTCAAGGCAATTCGGTATGCCCACATCAAACACGTCGCAGCACTGATCGACATCCGCGCTTACCGAGCGGACGAAGACATGCCGCGACCGCAAAACGATTCAACCGAGCAGGACCAAGCGGGGCCTCGCAGCACGGCGATGCGTTCCAGATTCCAAGTATCGATTTTCGGCGTGGCGTAGTTACCCTTGGGCAAAGGC